ACAAACACAAGAGTGAGATTAACTCCTATAGCTGGTCAAACATTAGATGGTTCATCTAATTATTATGAGTTAAATGTTTCTTATGAAGGATTAATGCTTTGGTCAGATGGTTCTGAATGGTTTATAATACAAAAGAAAGCATAAAAATACAACAGAAAGAAAGACTTGAAGTTATCAAGTTATACTATTAATTTAAATCAATAATATATGAAAGCTACCGACATCGTAGAAAAATTTAAGAAAATCTTACTATCTGAGACTGAAGAAAAAGTCGAAGAGATAGAAGTAAAAGAAGATGTACAATTAGCTGAAGAAGTTATCGAAGAAGTAAAGGATGAAGTTTCTGATGAAATTCCTGTAGAGGAAATTGAAAAAGAAGATTTATACGCTACTAAAGAAGAACTTTCTAAAGCTATTGCTGAAGTAAAAGCAATGTACGACCAATTAATGGAATCAATGAGTAAAGAAAAATCTCCTGAAGTTCCTGAAGAATTGAACTCTGAAGAGAAATCAGAAGAGAGTGAAGTAGAATTATCTTCACAAGAGTCAGAAGTAGAGCCTATAGCTCATTCTCCTGAGTCTGAAATTGAAAGAAACAATATCCATCTTTATGGTCAAAATAGACCTCAAACAATAATGGATAGAGTACTAAACAAAATATCATAATAAATCAAAACTAAAATAATAAAAAATGGCTACTACAACTTCAATTACAAGTACTTATGCTGGAGAATTTGCTGGAAAGTATATTTCTGCTGCATTACTATCTGGTTCTACTATAGAAAATGGTGGGATTACAGTAAAACCTAATGTAAAGTTTAAAGAAGTAATCAAAAAGGTTGCTACAAGCGGTCTTATTGCTAATGCTTCTTGTGACTTTGCTGATACAGGAACAGTTACATTAACAGAAAGAATCCTTCAACCAGAAGAATTCCAAGTTAATATCGAATTATGTAAAAAAGATTTCCGTTCTGACTGGGAAGCTGTACAAATGGGATATTCTACATTTGACAAATTACCTCCAAAATTCAGTGATTTCTTAATAAGCCACGTTGCTGCTAAAGTTGCTGAAAAAACTGAGCAAAATATCTGGCAAGGTGTTAACGCTAACGCTGGTGAATTTGATGGATTCTCTACTTTATTAGCTGCTGATGCTGATGTTATTGATGTAACTGGTTCTGCAATTACTGCTTCTAACGTAGTTTCTGAATTAGGTTCTATCGTAGATGCAATTCCTTCTTCTCTATATGGACAAGAAGATATGTACATCTACATATCTCAAAACATTGCTAGAGCTTATGTAAGAGCTTTAGGAGGATTTGGTGCTTCTGGATTAGGTGCTAACGGGGTAAATGCTCAAGGAACTCAATGGTGGAACAATGGTTCATTAAGCTTCGATGGTGTAAAACTATTTGTTGCTAATGGACTTGCTGATGACACTGCTGTTGCTGCTGAAAAATCTAACTTATTCTTCGGAACAGGTCTTTTATCTGACCACAACGAAGTAAAAGTTATTGATATGGCCGACTTAGATGGTTCTCAAAATGTAAGAGTAATCATGAGATTTACAAGTGGAGTTCAATACGGAATCGGAGGAGATATCGTATACAGAGTAAATTCTTAATAATAATTAATAAAGGGTGGGTTTAACCGCTCACCCTTTTAATACTAACTTTTAAAACTAATAATATGTCTTGTAATTTAACACTATTTAGAACAGAACCTTGTAAAGACAGTGTTGGTGGGTTAGATAAAGTTTACTTTGTCAATTACGACAGTTCATTGTATTCAAACATTACGTTTGACACAACTAATACAGATGCTATAGAATCAGTCACTGGCTCTCCATCTGCATACGAATATGATATAAAAGGAACTTCTTCTTTCACTCAAAACATTCAGGCAAGTAGAGAAAATGGAACTACTGCTTTTGAACAAGTTCTTGAGCTTACTTTACATAAGCTAACTATTGCGGACCATAAAGTATTAAAGTTATTATCTTTTAACAGACCTCACGTTATTATAAAAGACAATAATGGAAATTACTTTTTGGCAGGAATTGAGCATGGTATGGATGTTTCTGGTGGTACTATTGTAACAGGTGGTGCTATGGGAGACTTAAGTGGTTATACTTTAACTTTAACAGGAATGGAAAAAGCTCCAGCTAACTTCATGGAGTCTGACCCTGCTACTGTTGGATTTACTGTTGTAAACTCTTAAACATAATATACTCTTAAACATAATAGATATAAAGGGGCTTTTTGCCCCTTTTTCTATATAAAACAAAATCAATACTTTTCAGTTATCTTATTATGATAAGATTACTTCCAAATACAAACTCTCAGACGATTAATATAATCCCTAGAGACAAAACGTCTTTGTCAAGTATCAATCTTACTATAACAGAAGATGGCACTAACAAAAGCGAAACATTAACAGACCTTACGGCTTCTGATAATGGCAACTTTGTTTCAGTATCATTAGCTTCTACAATATTAAAAGCTGAATCTGCTTATTATTTACAGTTTAGCAAAGGTGGAGAATTATGGTATAGAGATAAAGCTTATGTAACTTCTCAGACAAATGATGAAGTAATACACACATTAAACGAAAACAAGTACACTCAATATGGAGCAGGTACTGAAGACGAATATATAGTAATATAATATGGAAAATAAAAATATTAGAGTAGTCAATTTATCTGGTTACGAAATACCAGAAATAAAAGAAGTCTACGGAAAAGATTGGGTCCAATATGGAGAGAATAATGACTATTTTGATGAGCTTATAGACAAATATTTAGGAAGCCCTACAAATGCCAGATGTATAAATGGTATTGTAGACATGATTTATGGTAGAGGATTAGAGGCCACAGATAGTGATATAAAGCCTGAGATGTATGCAAAGATGAAAATGCTCTTAAAACAAAAGGATTTAAGACGTCTTGTAAACGACTATAAGATGTTGGGCCAAGCTTCTGTTCAAGTGGTCTATAACAAGCAAAAAACGGCCATTGTGAAGGTCTTACACTTTCCTATGGAAACTCTTAGAGCAGAAAAAGCTAAAAAAGGTCAAATAGAAGCTTATTATTACCATCCTAAGTGGTCTGAAATAAAACCTAGTGATAAACCTAAAAGAATACCGTCTTTTGGTAATGGTTCTAAAAAAGAAGTTATAGAAATATACGTATTTAAGCCATACAGGTCAGGATTCTATTATTATTCTCCAGTAGATTATCAATCTTGTTTGCAATATGCAGAACTAGAAGAAGAAGTAAGTAATTATCATATAAATAATATAAAGAATGGGTTACAGCCTTCTTTATTAATAAACTTTAACAATGGAGTACCTAATGAAGAAACTCAAGAACTTATTGAACATAAAATATATGATAAGTTTAGTGGCTCTTCAAATGCAGGTAAATTCATACTTACTTTTAATGAGTCTACAGAAACTCAAGCAGATTTACAGCCTATTCACTTGCCAGATGCTCACGCACAGTATCAATTCTTGGCTGACGAAAGCAGAGAAAAAATAATGCTTGGACATGGTATTGTTTCTCCTATATTATTAGGTATAAAAGACAATACAGGATTTGGAAACAATGCAGAAGAGCTTAGAACTGCTTCTATCCTTATGGATAACATAGTAATTAGACCATTTCAACAAAATATAATAGATGGTTTAGACGAAATACTTGCGTTTAATAAAATATATTTAAGTTTATACTTTGTAACTCTACAACCAATAGAATTTACAGAATTAGAAAATATTTCTACTAAAGTTAAGAGAGAAGAAGAAACAGGAGAGAAATTAAGCTCACAAGAAGAATTAGATTTATCAGATGAAGGTGCAGAAGACTTATACACTCAATTAGAAGTATTAGGAGAGGTTGTTTCTGATGAATGGGAGCTTATATATAGCGAAGCAGTAAAAGACGATACTGAAGAGTTTGATTTAACTAAATTAAGTGTTACAGAAGACGATGCTAACCCTGATAAAAGGTCAAGTCAAGATAATTCTGGATATAAAATAAGATATTCTTATAGTCCAGTAAGAAATTCAGAGAAAAGTAGAATATTTTGTAAAAAACTAGAAGAACTTACAACAAAAAACCTAGTATTTAGAAAAGAAGACATTACTCTTATGTCTTTTAAAGGCTTAAATAGTGAATTAGGACACGATAAGAAAAAATACAACTTATTTAAGTTCAAAGGAGGGAAAAACTGTCACCATTTCTGGGAAAGAAGAGTATATAAAAAGAAAGTAACACCAAATACCGAAGTTGAAGCTTCAGATGCTGTAAAAGATGGCTTTAAGGAACCAAATAATCCTAAAGAAGTCGAAACTAGACCAGTAGATATGCCAAACAGAGGTGCTTACCCAAAAACTAAATAATTATGGCACAGAAAGCACTCTTTATAACAATAAACGATTTAAAAAGGAAATCTATAATAGATGGTAATGTAGATGCTGATAAACTTATACAGTTTATTGAAGTAGCTCAAGATACACATATTCAAAATTACTTAGGAGGATTACTTTATCAAAAATTACAAACTTTAATAATAAACGGAACTATTAATGATGCTGGTAATTCTGATTATAAACTTTTATTAGACGATTATGTAAAACCTATGCTTACTTGGTTTACACAAAGTTCTTATTTACCTTTTGCTATGTATCAAATTAGTAATGGAGGTGTATTTAAACATAGAAGTGAAAACTCAGAAACCATTTCTCTAGAAGAAATGAGAATGATGTTAGCTAAAGTTACAGAAACAGCAGAATTTTATACAAGAAGATTTGTTGACTACATGGATTACAATAGCACTTTATATCCAGAATACGTTTCTTCTACAAACGGAGAGATGTACCCTGATAAAGATGTTAATTTTAATTCTTGGGTACTTTAATGATAGATAAAAAGATAAAAACATATAAACCAAAAGAAAGCAATGTAGTTAAACTAGATACTTTCTTACAAAAATTAAACAAAGATGGCAAACACAATAGACTGGGCAAAGATATACTGTAGCACTAATTTTGGTGATGCAGCAAACGAGAGTACTTTACATATTGATTCACAACCAAATTGTTTTGAATAATGGCTACACTTTCAGGAAATAAAATAAAAGATACTTATCAGTCGCTTGTAAAGTTCTCTGATAATGGAAACATAACAACTTCAGCTAAACAATTAACTGATGGTTTTGGTAATAATGCACCTGTATGGGTGTCTACCACTCAAGTAGGAATAGGAGTTACTCCAGAATCAGGATTAAATCTTCACGTCTTTGGAGATGCTAAAATAGGTAGCAATTTAACAGTCATTGGAAACTTAGTAGTTGAAGGAAGCACTACAACAGTA